CTGACCTCAGGGGCGCTGTCCTCACGGTCGCTGACCTCAGGGGCGCTGACCTCACGGACGCTGACCTCAGGGGCGCTGTCCTCACGGGCGCTGACCTCACGGACGCTGAACTCAGGGACGCTGACCTCACGGACGCTGACCTCAGGGACGCTGACCTCACGGACGCCGTCCTCTGGGGCGCTGACCTCACGGACGCTGAACTCAGGGACGCTGACCTCACGGACGCTGACCTCAGGGGCGCTGTCCTCACGGACGCTGACCTCAGGGGCGCTGACGCCGCCAAGCGGGCAACCAACGAGCAATCCATCGAAAGCCTGGACAAAGTACGCGCCATCGTCATGGACGACCGCGCACGCCTTGAAATGCGTCACTGGCATGGCGATGATGCATGGAAGGCTCGCACCTGCGCTGAAGAAACGCTCTGTGGCACGACTCATTGCATGGCCGGTTGGCTGCAAGTCTGCTCGACCGACCCGGAGATTCGCGGGATGGATACGCTGACTGCTGGCGTTCTGGCTGCGCCGGTCGCCACCAAGATGTTCTTCCGCGATGGCGAGACGGCCTTCAAGTGGCTGGAATCGCGCCAGTACGTCGAGGACATTGCAGAGCAGGAGCGCCGCTCGGCTGAACGCAAGGCGAGGAAGGCCGCAGGGGGGCAATCCTGAGCCGATCCAGGCCGAAGCCATCCAACCCCAGCCAGGCCGCCCCGCGCGGCCTTTTTCACGTCCGCGCCGATTCCTTGTGTGGGCTACCGCACGGAAAAGTTCACTCGCCGATGGAAGAAAATACATGTAATTTCATCAATTTAGCAATTGACATGCCCCGCAGAGCAGACGTTACACTTAGGTCGCGCGGCAAGGGGGGCACCCCTGATCGGGGTTCATCGCCCGTTCATGCCGCGCTCCTAAACGATGACCTGCCGATGGAGGTGCCCGAGTGGCAACAAAGCGCAAAGCGCTCAGCAAGAAAACCCGCTTCGACGTGTTCAAGCGGGACAAGTTCACTTGCCAATATTGCGGCGCCGTTCCGCCTGCAGTCCTGCTTCATGTCGATCACGTCCACCCGGTAGTCGAGGGCGGAGAGAACGACCAGGACAACCTAGTGACGGCCTGCGAGCCATGCAACCTTGGGAAGGGTGGCCGGCTTCTTTCCAGCGTTCCCCAGAGCCTCGCCAGCAAGGCCCGCGAGACGGCGGAGCGCGAAGCTCAGCTCCTCGGATATCAAGCCATCCTGAACGCGAAGCGAGAGAGGATCGAGGACGAGACATGGCGCGTCATTCAAACCCTGTGGCCCGGCAGCGACAACGTGTCGTCGTCGGATTACAAGTCCGTGCGGGTGTTCGTGGAGCGCTTGGGGCTCTACCCAACTTTGGAGGCCGCCGATACCGCGCGTGCGTCCCGCGCACCGTCGTACAGGCTGTTTCGATACTTCTGTGGCGTGTGCTGGAGCAAGCTCCGCGAGGCGAGCAAGTAATGGCCCGAATCAGGACGATCAAGCCAGAGTTTCCTCAGTCGGAAAGCATGGGCCGCGTAAGTCGCGATGCTCGACTGTGTTTCATCCAGCTTTGGACGCTCGCCGACGATGAGGGGAGGCTTCGAGGAAATTCGCGAATGCTCGCGAGCCTTCTTTTCCCCTACGACGATGACGCTCCGTCGCTGATTGACGGGTGGCTGGCGGAGCTTGAGGAGCAAGCTTCGATTCGTCGCTATCAGATCGACGGAACGAACTATGTTCAGGTTATCGAGTGGACGAAACACCAGAAGATCGACAAGCCTTCCCCCTCGAAGATCCCCCCAATCCCGGCCGATTTCGAGTCCACCGCCAAGACGTCATTTGATGGGTCTTCGATAATCCTCTCGAAAGCTCGCGAATCCTCGTTGGGGGATCAAGGATCAAGGATCAAGGATCAAGGAATGGATCAGGATCAAGGATCAAGGAAACCCCCGGCTGCGCCGTGGCTCATCGCGGACGACCTGATCTCTGATGGGCTGTCAGCAACAACCGCCGTCGATTTCATCGAGCACCGACGCGCCAAGCGCGCCAAGCTCACGCGCGCAGCTTGGGAGGGCTTCAAGCGCGAGGTACTCAAGGCTCCGGGCTGGACGAATGAGGCGGCGGCGCTGAAGGCCATTGCACGTAATTGGACGGCATTCGAGGCTTCCTGGGTCGCCGCCGAATCGCAGGGCGGTCGTCGCCACGCCTCTGCGCCCATGGACACCGCAACACGCAACGCCGAGGCCGCTCGGCTTCTCGGTTTCGATACCAATCTGGAGATCCTCGATGCACAGCAATGACCTCAACGCGTTCGGCGAGATACTCGACGCCGTCTGCTCGCTCCTGAGCCGCGGCGCCTATCAACCGAACCCGACGAACACCGCGCTATTTTTTCGCTCGCTGGCGCGCCACTCGCTGGCCGAAGTTCGAGCCGCATTCGATGCCCACGTCGCAGATCATCAGCGCGGCCGGTTCGTCCCCGTTCCGGCGGACATCCTAGCGCAACTCGACGGCATCGCGGCGGACGATGGTCGCCTCGGTTCAGAGGAGGCCTGGGCGCTCGCTATGCGCTCGACCGATGAGGGCGAGACGGTCGTTTGGACGGAGGAAATTGCCACGGCTCTGGGCATCTGCTTGCCGATCCTGTCGGCCGGTGACGAGGTTGGCGCCAGGATGGCATTCAAGGAAGCCTATGCGCGCCTCGTGGATGTCTCCAGGAACGAACGCAAGCCCCCTCGGTGGAGCCCGAGCCTAGGGCATGACCAGGAGCGGCGTCAGAAAGCCTTAGCTGCCGCCGCAGCGGCTGGCCTACTCGCCCGATCCGATGCTATTCCTCTCCCCGCCCCGCGCGAGTCGGTTCGGCTGCTTGGAAATGCGGCGGACTACGAAATTCCGGCCGAGGCGCGAGCTGGTCTTCTCGCCCTGCGCGATTGGCTGACGGCAAAGACCACAGAGGAAATCTCGCCGGACTTCAGCGCCAAGGTCGAGACGATGCTTGCGAAGAGTGTCGTGACAACTCAGGTTGAGCAATTCCTAGAGCGTGATAGCGGATTGACGCACTGAAACGATCATGCCGCGCCGCACCAAAGAAGAAATCGAGCGAGGCCGCCAGTGCAGCATACCGGGCTGCACCAGGCCCTGGGCCTCGACCTTCAACGGCCGGTTATGCGCTCTGCACAACAACCCGCCTGCGCCATCAATCCCGGTGCCGATGACCCCGCCAGTCAAGCCCTGGTGCGAAACCGAAAAGGATGAATGATGGCTACCCGAACTAGCGGAACCACCCGCGAGAAGGCATGCGAACTTGTTGCCGCACTCATGAAGGGCGACCGAACGACACTTGAGCTTGAGGGGATGGTGAGCATGCGGCCGCAGAACATCCGGCCCTGGCTGGACGCAATGCATGATGCCGGCCTGGTTCGGCGCGCGTCACTGCGCAAGGTAGGCGAGGGAATCAAGGGTGCGTTCCCCATCGTTTGGTCATGGCAGCGGGTGCCGTTCGAATTGGATGACTTTGCGCCATGAGCGAATACGAGCGAGGATTCATGGCTGGAGAAATCGATGCATGGAGAGGCCGAGGGAATGCGCTCCCGAAGGCCCCGGAGATCATCGGTGACCGTATGCGCGGCTACTGGGACGCCCGAATTCCGAGAAATCCGACATGGGCAATCCAGCGGCCAAAGTCGAAGATGCAGTGGGACGAGGCGCAAAACAAATATGTGGGGCCAGCATATGCCTGAACCGAAGACCGTAAAACTGATCGATGGCCGCGAGGTGCCGTCCGATTCGAAGGAATGGCGCAGCGAGTGCCTTGCTCGCGATAAGCACGTCCAGGCCATCCTTCGCATGGTCGGGCGGCAATACCGGGGCGCTCGTGAGGCGTACTGCGCGAACGTCGGCATGCGCGAGGGCGCCGAAGCTGAACGCAGGCTGCGCGAGCGCGTGCGGGCTGTGTGGCCGAAGGGGATGGACAAGTGAGCGAGAAGCAGACATTCATCCTCGCTCACCAGACGGCCCGAGCGCGCGCCATTGAGGCGATCAGGACGGCGCCGGATGGCCGCGTTGTGGTCATCAGCCAGCCTACCCGGAATCTGGCGCAAAACGCGCGCCTATGGGTGCTGCTGGAGGCCCTGTCCAGGCAAGTCGTTTGGCATGGGCAGACGCTCACATCCGAAGAATGGAAGGATGCATGCACCGCAGCCCTGAAGCGCCAGCGCGTGATCCCCGGAATCGATGGCGGATTCGTTGTCCTGGGCCAGCGCACCAGCCGCATGACGGTGGGTGAAATGGCGGAATTGCAGGAGTTCGTGGAAGCGTTCGGTGCTCAACAGGGCGTAGACTTCGAACAGGGAGTATCGGCATGATGACGATCAAAGACATGGAAATGGCCCGCACGGCTGTGGCGATCCTGAGGGCGCGCGACAAGCTGCCCTGGTGGGCATTCATCCGCCGCAACCGGCTCATGGAGCGCGCCAGGCGCATCGCGCTCGTGCTCCACGCGAGGGATATGCCATGAACGGCAAGCGCAGCGGATTCGCCGGCCAATGGCAGCCAAAAGAGGCGAAGCAAATCGAGGGTGAAATCACGCCTAGGCCCACGGCCACGCCGACCGCGATTCTGGAGGCGATGGCCGAACTCCCGGACGTGTTCCGCGTGAGTCTGCCTGCCCGCACTCCGAACTCGCCGCACGCCGAGGACGCTCGCGGCCACAAGATTCGGCAGAGCGCCCGCAACGAGGACTGCGATATCCGTATTGAGGGCGTCTGCAACTTCAACCGCGAGACAACCGTCTGGAGCCATTACCCGGGCTTGGCGGGCGGGCGCGGGATGGGGCTGAAGAGTCTCGATTTTGCGGGGTGCTATACCTGTTCCGCGTGCCATGACTGCGTTGATTTCAGGTCGCCTCCGCCGGAAGGTATGACGCGACAGGACATCATGATCCGCTGGCACGAAGCGCACTTGCGCTCGCTGGTCAAGCTGCACACAAAGGGACTGATTTAGCGAAAACCGCTTGACAAGACGGGATCGCCACGACGATACTGTAATCACTGAGCGCGAAGGGGCCGGCAGACTGAAAAGTGAGATAGGGCTGCCGGAGAACTCGCCATCCTAACTAGCGTCAGTAATAGCTCACGAGAACAGAACGTGCGCGGCCGGCGAGCGAGACTAGCCGGCGACACTGATCCCATCGATAAGGGGATCACGAACAACCACCGGAGAAACCATGAACATCGTCCCCGATTACATCGCCCCCATCCGCCTTCTCTCGGGTCATCACGGCGACATCGGTGCCACGGGGCGGGGATGCTTTATGGATGTCATCGCCTACCTGAACGGCGAATCGCAGATCACCGATCATTCGCCGTGCGTGCGCATCACCGTGCGGCCGATGGCGATCAAACTCAATGACTTTGGCAACGACGAGCAGCGACAGCGCCTGCTTCCTTTTGTCATGCGCGCCATGGGCAGTGCGACGATGAACAAGGAAGTGCTGAACCGCGACCGGGCACGCCTTCGCCAGCACGGCACCGAATGTCAGGAAATCATCAACGCATGGCGCACCGAACTGAAGAACGCCGACGCCGACGCCGACGCCGACGCCATCGCCATCGCCATCTCCATCTCCATCTCCATCTCCATCTCCATCGCCATCGCCGACGCCTACGCCTACGCCATCCCCGACGCCGACGCCGACGCCATCGCCGACGCCATCGCCGACGCCTACGCCGACGCCGACGCCATCGCCGACGCCTACGCCGACGCCTACGCCGACGCCGACGCCTACGCCTACGCCGACCCCTACGCCTACGCCAAGAAGAAGGCGATGGAATTCATCGGCCCGAAGTGCGACGAGTTGAAGGCAAAGCTGTTCGACGCCGGCCTCCGCTACCTCGATGACGTACTGCCGCAAGCGGATGCGCCGACCAGCGCCATCATGGAGCGTGCGGCCACGCTGTGCTCGCTGGCGGCGGCATAAGATCGAAGTCCGGCGCAAGCCGGGCCTTCAAGTCTTGAACTCTAGACGGCGAAAGCGGCAGACGTGCTGCAAATGCCGAGACAAATGCACCGGCCGAGCAGCTCACCTGACGGTACGACATGGGTTCAAGACTTGAGGGAATGCGCAGGCTGATGCGATGCAGTCCAGGGCCTCTTCGGAGCCACCCGATGGCGGTTCGGTATTTCAACCGGCCGCAGGTAGACCGTGAAAATGCCGGGCATCAGCACCGGCCCCTCTTCGATCAGGCGGGTTCGATTCCCGCTCGCTTGCCGAGATTTGGTGAAGGACGAGGTTCGATCCCTCGACTGGGCGCAAGCCCTTCGGTAGTTCTCTGACGGGCAGAGAGGCATGGCAGGGAGGAAAGACTCCCCTGAACGACTGAGGCGGCAACATTCAACCAACGACAACCACCATGAACAAGCAACAATCCCAAGCCTTCGCATCCGTCCTGTGTCGCGTGGTGGACTACTGGCACACACGGGCCACCGCCGAGCAGAATGCCCAAACTGCTCACGTCGGCTCGCCTGAGGCGGAGAGAATCATCGCCGGCCTGAAAGATTCCGAAAGCCATGTTGCGCAAGCCCTGGAGGCCGTCAACCTCGACGCCGAGGACGAAAGCGGCGAACCGCATCATGTGGGCTGACATGGCAACGTACAAAGTCGCTGAACTCACGGGCCCCTTGCTGGACGGGGCTGTAGCCATGGCGGAAGGGCTAACCTTCGACAACATCCACGGGAAATGGTGCCTCGCCCTGGATGAGGCGGATGACGAGATGCGCGTCTACGAGCCTTCTCAGGATTGGGAACTCGGCGGCCCCATCCTTCAAAAAGCTCGGATCGGACTCCAGCACCACTCATTCAGCCTATCAGGACGAATCGAGCATTCGGTGGATGCCTCCATCAGCGGATGTCGCCCCATGGCCGGCCCTACGCCCCTCATCGCAGCTATGCGAGCCTACGTCGCCAGCAGGCTCGGCGATACCGTAGAACTGCCATGAAAAGCCTCGACGTAGTCCTGTCGCGCCCCGGCATCTACGCCGTGGTAACGCCTCACGTCCTCGGATTCGTTGAGGTTGACGCCGCCGGCAAGTGCTTCCAACTGGAACTCGCCAGCGGAACCTACGCCCGCGATGGCGAACTCCGGGCGGGCGGCTGGAATATTGACGCCATCCTGTCCATCGAAGGCCCGTTCGGGCGTCTGTCATGAACCTCCGCCAGCACAAGCGCCGCACGCTCGCAGCCATGCTTCGCCGCGAATTCGCACTGCGGCAGTGCCGCCGCGCCACCAGGCGCATGATGATCCGAGAAATCGAGAAGTTCCCATCTGTCCCGCCGGTCGATCAACTATGGCCGCTCGGAATCACTAAGGCCGAGCCTTTCACCGCCTACGATAACGGTGTCATGGGCGATCTCCTGCACCAAGCCTTCAGCGGCCCCGCATTCGAGCGCGCAGCCGTCAAGGCACTCCAAGCGTACTACGAACTATGAGCATCAGCCTCCGCACCCACAAGCGCCGGGCCTGCGCCGGGATGACTCGCAGGATCGACCTCGCAATCTACGGGATGCGCAAGCGCCCCGGACTGCGCGTTTGGGTGGGATGGCAGCGCTCAGTTGATCGCTTCACAGGCGCCACCCGTTGGAGCGCATGCAGCATCACCCGCAGCCGCATCTAGGCTCCCAGGCCACTCAGCCATAGAATAGGCCATGGGCCGCAAAGCAAAGCTGACTCCGCAGCAGATCAAGCACTACCAGGATCGACACCTCGCAGGGGAGTCCATCCGCTCGCTCGCCAAAGAGGCGAAAGTTTCGGAAGTAACCCTGCGCGGAAACATCGGAAATTCCGCCCGACAAATAAAAGCTGTTGCAAATCAAATAGTTGCAACAGATATCGCGTTGAAAGCCCTCCCGATTTCTTCGCAGGTCGCTGCTCAAGACCATGCTGCGCGGATTCAAAGGATGCGCGCAAACCTCGCGACCGGGTTTGAAATGCTGTCTGGAAACTTCATGCGCCTTGCATCCATGTCCCAGACTGAGCTTTCAAAGGTTGACGAGACGGCGATGCTTGAGGAAAAGACCATCGAGCGGTTGAAGTCGGTTTCTAGACTTACCCGGATGGCAAATGATTCTGTAGAGGCCCCCATGAGAATGGCATCCGCCATCGAATCCATGGGTGAATCCGGCGAGCGCGAAGGCGTTGATATTCGCGGCGGGATGCCAGACTAGGGAAAGACTGCGCTATACTGGCGCATGGCCGAACTAATCACATTCGATCAAGCGCATCGACTTCTTACATACGATCCCGACGAGGGGTTGTTTACCTGGCGAGAGTCGCGCGGAGGTGAGGCGGCAGGTTCAAAAGCCGGGGGCGCATTCATCCATACCAGGGCCGGCACGGGCGGTAGCGCGGTGGATGTATGGCTCTACCTGATCGGCATCAACTACCGCCTATATCGGGGCCACCGATTGGCGTGGTTCATGACCTACGGAGAATGGCCGCCCCTAGTGGATCATCGAGACGGCGACCCGCTGAACAACCGACTGGACAATCTGCGCCCAGCTACCCGGCGAATGAACTCTCAGAACATGCGGCGCGCCATGCCTAAGAACTCGACAGGCCTGCTTGGTGCCGGCGTTGATATCGAGCGCGGTGGGTTCAAGTCGGAAATCAAACTACCGAACGGAACGCGGAAGTTCCTTGGCCGATTCGAGACCGCCATCCAGGCGCACGAGGCCTACATTGAAGCGAAGCGGCTTCTCCACGAAGGGTGCACCATCTAATGCCTACCGTCGTTCTTCCCACGCTCCACGCCGGCCAGGTGGACATTTTTGAAAGGAGGAGTCGGCTCAACATAGTATGTTGCGGCCGACGAATATGATGGGGCAAAACCAAGCTCCTGACCTGTCTCGCAGGCAACGCTGCAGCCAAGGGTCGCAAGGTCGGAATCTTCACGCCTGAGCACAAGCAGTGGGCCGAACCCTGGGATGAGCTGTACGAAATGCTCCTGCCCATCAAGCGGATCGCGGCGAAGAATGACGCCAAGATGCGCACCACGACGGGCGGTTTCCTGGACTTCTGGGCGACCACGGACAACCACCTGGCCGGCCGGGGGCGCGAGTATCACATGGGCCTGATGGATGAGGCCGCGTTCTCCAAGGACGGCCAGATGCTGGAAATCTGGCGCCGTTCGATCAAGCCTACCCTCCTGACCACGCGCGGGACATTCTGGCTGTTCTCGACGCCGAACGGGGTGAACCCGGATAACTTCTTCTATCAGGCGTGGCACGACCCCGAACTAGGGTTCAAGCAATTCCACGCCCCGACCTCGACCAATCCCTACGTCCCACCCGACGAGTTGGAGGCCGAGCGCATGAAGGTGCATCCGCTCGTCTGGAAACAGGAGTTCGCCGCCGAGTTTGTGAGCTGGGATTCAGCTACATTCTTCAAAGCTGAATACTTCCTTGACGAAGACAAGATGCCGGTGGGCTATCCCACGAAGTGCGATGCCGTATTCGCCATCATGGATTGCGCCGCGAAGTCGGGCACGAACAACGATGCGACGGGCGTCCTGTATTGCTCCGTCAGCCGATACCACGGCCACAAAATGGTGTGGCTCGACTATGAAATGCACAGCATCGACGCAGCCATGCTGGAGAGCCTGGCGCCGAAGGTTCTGGCCCGCTGCGAGGAGCTTGCAAAGCAATGCGGCGCCCGTAGTGGATCGCTGGGCATCTTCGCTGAGGACGCGGCTGGGGGCATCGTCCTGATCCAGCAGGCCAAGTCCAAGGGCTGGCCTATCCAGGCGATCCCCTCCGACCTCATGATGAAGGGCAAGGATGAGCGCGCGCTGATCGCGGGCGGCCCAGCCTACCGCGGTGAGGCGAAGATCAGCCGCCATGCCCTGGAAAAGCTGGTGGAGTGGAAGGGCCGCACCGAGAATCACCTCATGAACCAGATAACCCGCTTCCGCATCGGCGACAAGGACGCCTACAAGCGCGAGGATGACTTACTTGACTGTGCGACGTATTCAATTGCCCTGGCGCTGGCAGAATCCTCCGCCCTAGGCTAGCCCAGCCATTCCTGCGAGAATCCACGCCATGAGCATGATTTCGATTTCCAGCGCAACTAGCGTTACCTCCGGGCTGATGGATATTCTGTGCGCGGACGAAATTGTGCCGGGTTCGATCCCCGGATACTCCACCTGCAAGCTGTTGTGGACTTGCCACATTCTTGGCGGCAAGGTGGTCGAAAAACCGGTGGCCCTTGCCATCGGCGAACCCCGAAAGATCAATGTCCCGGGCGCGCTAGAAGAGGTTCTGGTGAAGGCGTTCACCGACGAGCACGAGCGCCTGGGCGTAGACAACCACGTCCGCGACGTCATGCACCTGTCGCGCGCCTATGGGGCCGGTGCCGTGGCCTTTGGCCTGCCGGACGTGCCCACGGACAAGCCGATTGACCTGTTCAGTCTGGCGAGCCAGCCCGATCTGTATTTCAACACGTTCGACCCGCTGAACCTGTCGGGCTCCATCGTCACGAACCAGAACCCGAACGCGCCGGACTTCCAGAAGCCGAATCAGGACATTACGGCGGCCGGGCAGCCGTACCATTCGAGCCGCACGCGCACGGTGTTCCACGGCACCCCGGTCTACCTCGACTACCAGTCGTCCAGCTTCAGCTTCTCGGGCCGCTCGATTTTCCTGCGCGCGCTGTACCCGATGAAGTCGTACATCAACACCATGATCCAGAACGACATGGTGGCGTCCAAGGCGGGCCTGCTCATCGAGAAGGTGCAGCAAAACGGCAGCATCGTCTCAAATCTCATGGACAAGGCGACCGGCCGCAAGCGCAACCTGCTCAAGGAGGGCGGCAACAATCAGGTTCTGTCCATCGGCCAGAATGACGCCATCGAGTCGCTGAACCTACAGAACATCGATGGCGCGCTGACCATGGCGCGGGACAACATCATCGCCGACATTGCGGCGGCCACGGACGTGCCAGCGATCCTCATCAAGGATGAGAGCTTCGCCAAGGGCCTCGCCAGCGGCGATCAAGACATGATGGCCGTGGTGCAGACGATCAGTGCCATCCGCACGCAGACGAACCCGCTCTACGAGTTCTTCGACAAGATCACCATGCACCGGGCGTGGAACCCGGAATTCTTTGCTGCGCTGCAAAACGCCTACCCGGAAGAACTGGCCGGCAAAGACTACAAAACGTGGTTCTTCGCGACATGCGACCTGTTCGCCAGCGAGTGGCCCGACCTCATCAAAGAAGAGGAATCGGTCAAGACCGAGCGCAATGCGAAGAAACTCAAGGCGATGACTGATGTTCTGAATGCGCTCGCTCCCGTCGTCGACCCCGTCAATCGGGCAAACGTCGTACAATGGTTTGCAGAAGCTCTATCCGGCATGGATGAGCTATTCACAAACTCATTGATCATTGACTATGACGCGCTCGCAGAATACGTCCCACCAACTCCCGCAGCCCCCGGTGATGAAGACGGCGATTCCTCAGACAAAGGCGGGTAAAACATGCAGTAGTTGCGGAATCCTCAAGCTATTTTCCGAGTTTCGCAAGAGGGCCGAGCTAAAGGATGGTCACCACAGCCATTGTCGACAGTGCTCAAGCGAGCGGCAGTATGCGCGAAATCATGACCCTGAAAGGGTGGATGCCAACAGGGAGCGCTGGCGAACAAGGGCGAAGATTCAATGGGATAAAGACCCAGCGGCAGTACGCGAAAGGCAGCGTGAGTACCGGATGACACCAAGGGGTGCCGCGATGCAGAAAGAATCGCATATGCGCTGGTATGACGGAGGCGGGAAAATATGGGTGCTGGCGTCAAATGCCATGCGTCGCGGGATGGTTCTGCAGCAGACACCGGCATGGGCTGACCCAAAGAAGATGCTTGAATACTACAAGGAGGCAGCTCGACTCACCCAGGAAACAGGGGTTCGTCACGAGGTGGATCACATCGTTCCGATCAATGGCGCCAGTGTTCGCGGCCTTCACGTCCAAGACAATCTTCGGGTGATCACACGATCCGAGAACCGCAGCAAGAGGAATCGCATGGATGAGGCGCTTCATGGCGACTAAGGCGCCGACCTTCTACCAGGAGGTGAGCGCAGCAATTTCGCACTTCCAGGCGTTCGGCTTCACCTCGCAGGCTCAACTTGACCAATGGGTGGGCCGAATCCGCCGCGCCGCTCTGCTGCAACTCAAGCCCCCGGCCGAGACGGAGCGCGAACTCAAGCGCGTCCTGGGCGACCGCTACAAGCACCTGGTCACGAAGGCCGGCATCCTGAACTCCATGCCTGAGGTGTCGCGCTATACGCTGGAGAAGGTCAAGCCGAAGCTGCGCAAGGAACTCGACCGCCGAATCATGGCGAGCGCGAACCTCATCAGCCTGAACCGCCAGGAGGCGGTGAGCACGACACTGCGGCGGTTTCAGGGGTGGGCGACCTCAATCCCCGTCGGTGGCTCGCGCGCGGTGGACAAGCAGGCTGAGAAGGATGCCATTCGCAAGCCGCTGTCTCAGATGACGTTCATCGAGCGCCGGGTAGTGATCGACCAGACCCACAAACTGATTGGAGCCATCCGCGACATCACGGCCACCGATGCGGGCGCCATCGCGCTGATTTGGCACTCACCCTGGCGGCGCCCCGGTTACGACTATCGGGACACCCACAAGGCTCGGGATGAGAAAATCTACGCCATCCGGGGAAATTGGGCCATCGAGAAGGGCTTGATGAAAGCCGGGCCGAACGGGTATTACGACGAAATCACGGCGGTGGGGGAGGAGGTCTACTGTTCGTGCAGCGCGCAGTATCTCTTCTCCCTGAGTCGCCTGCCCCCGGAGTTTCTGACAAAGGCCGGCATGTACGCCCTGCCCGTGAAATCGACTGCCAAGGCCGCGTAAGGCACAATTGAGCGGATGGCCGAGCAGACTAACCCGAACCCGACCGGCGCGCATGCGTCCGGGATCATGTTCATTACCCCGGACGGGGAAACGCTGCTACTGCGAAGGGGTGAAGGTGGAGACCATGCAGGAACCTGGGCATTCCCGGCCGGAAAAATCGAACCCGGAGAAAGCCCGGAAGAAGCAGCCCGCCGCGAAACCCGCGAAGAATCAGGGTATTCCTACGAAGGCCCCCTCACACGCATTCACGAAGATCAAGGATTTGCTACGTTCCTGGCCCGGGGAGTGGAAAAGTTTGAGGTCACGCTCTGCGAAGAAAGCACCGGATACGCCTGGTGCAAGCCAGAAGAAGCCCCGCTCCCGCTCCATCCCGGAATCCCCCGAATCTTCCGAATCGCTGCCGCTCATACCGAACTCGACGTTGCTACCCTAGTCCGCGACGGGGATTTGCCCAGCCCGCAGCCGTTCTCCGGATCGGTTTACTTCGCTCTGCGGATCACGGGCACCGGGCACAGCTACCGCAGCGCCCACGATGAGCACGCATGGCGCGACCCCTCGATCTACCTCACCCCGGATTTTCTGGCGCGCTGCAATGGCCTGCCGGTCATTTGGCTGCATACGGAAGGCCCGATGCTGGACGGCGAATCGCTGTCAAAGCAGATCGTGGGCACCATCATGCTGCCCTATATTCAGGGCGATGAGGTTTGGGGTATTGCGCGCATCATCGATATGGACGCCGCCAAGCATATGGCGAGCGTCCAATTGAGCACGTCCCCGAACGCTGTATTTGCTGAATCTAGCGGGAATGTTAAAGTACCGCTCAAAGATGATTCGCCCCTCCTGATCGAGGGCAATCCTGTTCTGATTGACCACCTCGCAGTATGCGAATTGGGAGTTTGGGACAAAGGTGGCCCGCCAATGGGCGTTCAAGTCGATCAACTGAAAGAGGTTCAATCCATGGCAGGCGAAACCAGCGACGACAAGACGGGTAAGACCGAACTGTCGCTCAACGACATCATGACGGCGATTTCCGCCATGGCCGATTCGACGAGCAAGCTGCACGCCCGCCTCGATTCGGTCGAGAAGAACATGCCGGCCCCGACGCTGAACTCCGCGTCCGACGCGAAGAAGGATGCGGAAGAGGCCGAAGAGAAGGAAAAGGCCGACAAGGCCCGCAAGGACGCCGAAGAGGAAAAGGTCAAGGCGGACGCGAAGAAGGACGCCGACGACAAGGAAGCCGAAGAGAAGGCAAAGAAGGACGCCATGGACAAGGAAGACTGCAAGGCCGACGCCGACCCGGAAGCCATGGCCGACAGTCAGGCTCGCGCCGATTCGGTCTACCAGCTTCACTCCCTCTCGGCCCCGCGCCCGATGGATGGCGAAACTCCGAGGCCTTACCGCATTCGCCTCGCGCGCAAGATGCAGCCGCACTCCAAGACCTGGGCGAAGGCTGACCTCGCGGCGATCAAGGACGAGGTCGCGTTCAGCATGGCCGAGGCCGCGATCTACGCTGACGCTGCAACCGCCTCGAACTTCATTGGCGCCGCGTCCGGCGACGGCCTGCGCGCGATCCGCCGCGTCGACCCGGACACCGGCCACAACGTGACCACCTACGCCGGGCGCGCCGGCGCATGGTGCGCTGATTTCAAGGCGCCTGCCCAACTCGCAGATGGCGGAATCATCCTCAAGGCGAAGCAAAAGGGAACCATCTAAATGTCTGCCACCTCTGTCGCATTCAACCCCGCTGCGACTACCAACGCAGCGGGCCTGTTCTCGGTCACGGCTACCGGCCTGATCCAGGGCACCGCGTTCGATGACCCGGTTTCTCGCTTCCGCCTCGCTGGCGGCACGCTGGCATCGACCGAAACGCTCGCCATGTTCGGCGGCGTTGGCATCCAGGAGAACATCGCGGCCGGTGGCTTCAACGCCCTGGGCAACCCGGTGGGTCGCGCAACGGCACAAACCAACCTGACGGGCTTCGCGGTCTTCGACCAGAACGGCGCCGCGATCAGCTCGCCGCAGTCGCCGGTTCCGGTGTCGCTGGTGGGTGGCCAGGTCAACTTCTACCGCCTGGGCGTCTCGGCCGGCGCGCGCCTCGTCCTCGCCATCGATCCTGCGCTGATTTCTCTGGACGGCGGCCTCATCACGCAGCAAGTCTCCTGGGACTACACGAACCAGAAGATTGTGGCCTATGACTCGGTTGCCGCCCTGCCGATCAAAATCCTCAGCGTGCAGACCGGCCAGTGCAAGACGGTGAGCTACACCAGCGCCACCAGTGTCGCAACCTGGGTCACGTCGGGCAACGCCTGCGCCATCGTTCAACTGTAAGGACAAGCCACCATGGCAAGCATCTTCCCGGCCTACATCCAGGCGCATCCTTCCTACACGATGCCGGAACTGATCCTTCAGTACCAGCAAGTGTCCGGCTTCACCGAAGCTCTCGCGGGCGGCGAAGTGATGCCGCGCCTGGGCGTGGGCGATCTTCAGGTCTATGCAAAGGCCATCGAGGTTCGCACGCAGATCGCGGCCGGTCAGACGGCATACAACCAGCTTCCGAGTCAGGTTGTCGAGGCGAAGATGATTTCGACGCCTACGTACCTGATGCGTGCGCGCGCCGAGTACGACCACCACGACATCCAGCAGGCCGGCGAATGGGGCGTGTCCCTGGCCGATGCCCAGCGCCTGGCGATGCGCCAAGCCATCTTCCAGCAAATCCGCACGGCGGCTCTGTTCGGCATGGGCGGCGCAGGCGAGGGCCTGCTGAACACCGTGGGCGCGACGACCGCGAACCTGCCGGCCGACTCGAACGGCAACACGACGGTTTCGACCTACGACAACGGCCAGATGGCGCTGTACCTGGTTTCGCTGATTTCGGCGCTGAAGGTGCGCACCAATCAGATCGGCATGAATGTTCGCATCAACATCATGGCTCCGCAGCGCGTGATTGCTACGTGGCAATACCAGAGCATCGTGCAACTGACGCAGTTCCAGCGCAACGGCGCGGGCGTCGAGACCACGGCTGGCGTGGTCGAGAACATCCTGGAGCGCAACGGCGACACGATCACGTTCACGGTGGATGACACCCTCATCAACGCCGGCAGCGGCGGCACCACGGACGCGATCATCATCAACATGCCCGAGTTGAAGAAGCCGGTTGGCCGCTCGCGCATCAATACCAACGTGTTCGCCGACCTGTCGCCTGGCATGACCTCGGCGGTCGTTCAACTGTGCGACATGGTTGCTCCGAAGGAAATCACGGTTCCGCTGCCTGGTGGCGCCGTGGACGTGCTGTCCGAAATCCGCGTGACGCCGGCATGGGCGATTCGCCCGGAAGTTGTCACGATCCTCTCGGCTGGCTTCTGATTCTTGGTTGTCTCCCTCACTCTCCGTGAGTTCGCCTCGGCCACAAACCGGGGCGTTTTTCCATCCGCTGTGCGGTAATATTGAGGCCCGCAACCATGAGTGAGACAACGCCATGAGCCTGTACGTCTGCAACGCAACGCCGCGCCCGCACCACCTGAACTACCGCATTCCTGGCGACGAGCGCGTCTACGAACGCATCATTTCGCCGGGAACGCAGTACAAGGTTCCTCACGAGGAACCTCAGCAGGAGTCCGCGATCATCAAGCAGCTCGAGTCCTACGGGGCAGTCAAGCCCTCCAAGGTCAATGGCGACCGCCATTTCTCGGGCCTGATCTTCTCGGAGAAGGTCATCCCGCTGGACGCGATCCGCGCCGGCCTGTCGGAGATTGACTCCAACGCCATTGCGCGCGCCCTGGAGCATCGCACGGCGGCGGCCCTGGGCGGCGATGCTGTCGCCGCCAAAGAGGCGCAGGCAGCCGGCGCCACGGCCAGCAATTTCGAGGTCGCAGTGGTCGAGCAGCCGCGCCCTGGCGTCGATACGCAAGACCTTCAAAAGAGCACCATCCAGGTCAACCGCGAAGGCATGAAGCCGCGCAAGAACTCGCGCCGTAACTGAGTATGCCCGACCTCGCGCCCACCCTTTCCGGCTTCACGACCTTCTGCCAGAACGTCGCGGGGATCACCACGGACGCGATGCCGGCCGATGATCCCGGGTTTCAGGACGCACTGACGTATGCGCTGGCGTGGGTGCCGTGTGAAATGCAATGCATGAGCGGGCTGCTGTACACGGCCTGCGTCTATAACCTCGGCGTCTCGCTGTTGCTCAATTACCAGCCCGACCAGCCGGGGAGTTGCTTCTTTGGCGGCCTGCGCACCGCCTACAAGATCGGAAACTTCGTCCCGGGCGTAGTGTCGGCCACCTCCGATCAGGCGACTTCAACCACGCTCACCGTGGGCACGCAACTGGCGAATCTGAGCCTGTGGGATTTGCAGACGATGGCTGACCCGTTTGGCCGGCGCGCGATTGCCATCTTGGGTGAGTGCGGCCCCGGAGTGTATGGACTGTCATGACTGAGCTGGCCCTGGGTGTCATTGACGTACCGCACCTGGACGACAGGATCACCACTGGCGACCTCGCGGAGATTCTGGAGGCCAAGTATGACCTTTTCCGGGGCTTCTACGAGATTCACGCCGAAGAGATTTCGAACGTGCTCGCGGAAAGCCTGGAGGGTGCGCTTGAAGACCTGACGGGAGCCGGGCATGTGCCAGAAGACCCCTACTACGAAGGGTGCGAGCGCATCCGGGAAATGTTCCAGAAGTGGCTGGACACTGGCGAAGTGGAGAGTGCCGGGCTAATCGGCGTGCCCACCCAGGCCGCACTGAAGGGCATCAACCACCGCAAGAGCAAATTCCAGCGGGGCGCGCGCAGGCCGTCTTTCGAGGACACCATGATCCTACGTGACTCCCTATCGGCCTGGGTCGAGAAATGACCACGCTCCAACAAGGCGCAGCCATGGCGGGTGCCGGCAAGGGCGCCGTACTGCAAGCTGGCGTCGATCAGATTTCGGAGCAGCAGCAATTCACGTTCACGAAGTATTCTCGGCTGATCCTGCCTGCGGATGGCTATGTGTTCTGGGCGCCCACCGCGAGCCTGAACCCGAACGTGATCGATCCCTCGCTGACGTTCACCGCGCCCGGCAGCCTGCACCTGTCCCAGCGCACGGAGCAGAACCTCGACAGCACGGTATCGCGGCAGACGGTCATCTTCACGGCCGAGCAGCAGATTCTCGAATTCTCCGACATGGCGGACACCGAGTTGTTCTTCATGACGCTGCCAAATGGCTCGCTGGCCGCGTTCTCGTCGCAGAACATGAGGTACGACACATCCGACCTCTGGCACTACGCCGGGGTGGCTGTGCTGCCCTACGAGGCCAGCCAGATCGTCGCCACGCCGGCCGACGTTCTGACCAACGGCACCATCGTCTCAAACTCGCTGCCTATTTGGATGGCGATGAGCACGACAGCCCTGCCAATCTACCCGTCCGACCTGTCCCCAATGAATCTCATTCCGCCCTACATCACGGCGGATATTCAGGGCACGCAGGCACTGACGATGGCCCCGCTGGTGGATTCTCTGTCCGGCCAGGCGCAGCTTTGCAAAGAAACCGTGGTCTTCACCCTGTGGGGCTGCCGAAACAATGACGCGCTCGATTTTCAGTCGGCCATCCTGGCGAACTCGATGCCGGACGATGCGCCCTATGGGACGATGACGCCGCTCGTGCCGGTTGACTTGAAAAAGCCCCAGCCTGAATTCGCGATCATCGCGCAGCAGAAATCCATGACCGTGGACGTGAACTATCTCCAATCCCGCACGCGAGATATTGCCCGCCAATTGATCCTGGAAGCGTTCATCACAGTTTCCGAAGGCTAGTCGAATTGCTGCGAAAGCGCACTCCGCCTAGAATGCCACAACACCCCGAAGTACGACTTCAGAAGGATAGACCATGCCCCAAGGCCCGATTCCCGTAACCGTCGCAACCATTCCGAACGGCGCCGGCTTTTCGCAGGCCCCGCTGCAAATGGACAAGACCGGTAACCTGCTGACGGGCGCCGGCTCTACCAGCGTCCTCAACAAGACCGCAGGCGCCAGCATCATCAAGGCGACGGCCGGTCGAATTTCGAAGGTCATCGTCAACACGGCGGCATCCACGATTGGCAGCGTCAGCGACTGCGCCACGACTGGCGCGGTAGCCGCCTCGAATCTGGTGTTCGCCATCCCTGAGACCGTGGGCATCTACCCGGTGGACTTCCCTTGCGCGACGGGCATCGTCCTGACGGTCGGCACGGGCGGCGTGGTTTCTGTCAGCTACGACTAAGCGAGGGGCCTAGCCCATGTCGAATAACATCGTTGACTGCACGGTCTACCAGCAGGTTGCGCCCGCGCCGAACCTCCTGCAGCAGACTGGCGCATTCGTCTCCCAGGGCGGCACCACGCTGACGGCGGGCACGTATTCGCTGCTCACGCAGTTATCCGACCTGACTTCGCTCCTGAAGACGCCGCTGACGATCACGTCCATCGTGTGGGCCTCGAACGTCGTCACGGTGACCACGGCGGCGGCGCACACGATCCCGGCCGGCGATACCGTGCTGGGCACGATTTCCGGTGCCACGCCCACGGGCTACGATGGCACGTTTGCGTGCACCTACGTCAGCACGACCAGCTTTACCTACCCGCTGACCACGAACCCGGGCACCGAAACCGTCGCCGGCTTCTTCACGCTCAACGCCGTCAACGAACTTGCCTCGATGGGCAACACGTTTTTCGGCCAGGGCGCGATTCAGGCGGTCTACGTCTACGAGCTTGGCACCGGCACGGCAGCCCAGGGCGTCACTGCGCTGAGCGCCTACCTGGCAAGCCCGTCGCTGCGGTTCTACCGCTACCTGTGGCCGATGGAGTGGGACACCGAACCCACCGCCCCCACGCTCGCCAAACAGTACGAAAGCACCACGAGCAGGGTCTATTTCCACCAGCAGACCACGCCGGCCACGTACACCAACTGGACGTCGGTTCCGATCAAGTCCATGTACCTGACGCTGGAGAGCCCGAGCGCACCCAGCGCCGAGTTCAGCGGCGCGGCCGACTTCTACGTCCAACTGGCAACCTCGCCGGGCTCGACCTCGCTGGTTGCCCCGCTGTCCTTCCGCTTTGTGTCGGGCGTCACGCCGTACAGCACGCTCACCGGCCCGCAGATCACCACGTTCACGGCCGCCGGCCTGAACTGGATCGGCACGGGCGCGGAGGGCGGGATCAGCAATACGCTCATCATCAACGGGCAGATGGGCGACCTGAACCCGTGGAATTACTGGTACGGCGTGGATTGGACGCAAATCCAATGCGACCTGAACCTGTCGAACTACATCATCAACGGTTCGAACAACCCGACGAACCCCGTCTATTTTGACCAGCCCGGCATCAATGGCGGCCAAAAGAAGCTCCAGCAGACGGTGAACAATGGTGTGAGTTTCGGGATGATCAATGCGGGCGCGACGGTGACTGCCGTGCCGTTCTCGACCTACGTCGCGCAAAACCCCGGGGACTACGCAATCGGTCGATATGCCGGCTACGCCGTGACCATCGTCCCGAAGCGCGGCTTCAAGAAGATCGTCTTCACCATCGTGGCCTCGAACCTGCCCACGGCATAAGGAATCAGCATGGTTGCACCTGTCGCCCAAGGCGTCGTAAACCGGCTCCGCTGTTCCGTAGTCTTCGCGGACTTCCCGGAGTTGACGGTCACGAGCCCCTACATGACAAAGGAGGCGGTAACGCTTTCGTTCCAGGGGGCCATGAGCCAGCTTCTGCCGACGATGACGGGCGGCGTGGGCAGCCCGGAACCCTACGTCATGGCCGAAATCACGATGCACCTCGTGCGCTCGCAGAACCTCGCCGATGCCTACAAGCAGCAAATCGAGACGGACTGCACCATGGGATCGATCAACGTCATCCCGGATTCGGCCGCGCTGGACAACTGGCAGTTGGAAAGCGCGATCATCACGGGAATGGACGCGCTGACGTTCGACGGCAATACCCCGAGTTTCGTGGTCAAGATGCAGGCGATTTACTACATCAACCAGTCCCTGTGGGATAGCGCCTAACCCGCGCTGATCGCCCTACAATGACGCCACCGCGCCCCGGTGGCGTTTCTCTTTTTGAGGCCGCATGGAAATCACCCGTGACCTGAAACTGGTCTTCCCCGTGGATACTGCCAAGCACGGGCGAGCGCACGTCTACAGCCTGCCCCTGGCGCGCGTCATTTTCGAGCAATTCTGCCTGGAGTTGGGCGAGACATACTCCAAGGTCTTCGGCGGATATGATCCGCGCCACGTCGCCATGACGGCCCCGCAACTGGCCTATCCGGTGCTCAAGCAGACCGCGATCAAGCTGGGCACATGGGATGGCGCGGCGGGCGTGCAAAGCGGCCTCATCAACGAGATTTCCAGGCTGACGCAGGTTGCCTACGCGGGCGAGAACGGATGGGAGAAAATCCCGCTGGAACTCGCCCTGAAGCGCGAGATTCTGGACGAAGACAGTCACGCCGAGGTCATTTCGTCGCTTTGTTTTTTCTTTCTAGCCTGTCGCGTTGGGCCGAAGACTCTGATGGAGCATTCCCTTCTGGCGGCGG